TTTGAGATAGCAAAAGAAACAAAAGATCGTCTTGAAAGTGAAATTACTTTAGATATGTCTATCGATGCCAGTGATCTTAGGTGGTCGCATGGTAAGTACGAGATAGATAGCGACAGCTTATGAGAGCTTCAGTACCTTTAGAGTCTAGCTATCAAAGCACACGACTAGACGCAAACCGACAGCAAACTTTAAATCTGTTTCCTCACACACTGAGAGGATATCGGCAGTTTCCTGGCCATGTTACCTTTGCATCGTTTCAGGCTACAGGAGAAGCGATTACAGATAGTTTAGGCTCTGCCCTGACTGATTCATCGGCTGAAGCAATAACGGCCTCAGTGACGCCCGGAGGCGCAGACAGAGGATTGATTGCGGATGGGCCAAATGGACTTCTGTATCAGGTTACAGGCTCGGCTTTGTATTCGATTGATTCGGGTGGAGGGGCGTTGTTCTTAGGTGAAGTCGTAAACAGTCCAACCCCGGTTGTAATGGCAACTGATCGAAATCAGTTAATTATTTGCACTGGAGGAACTCCCGATGCGTATGTGTACACGGTGGCAGGAGGCTTACAAGAGATTAGCGATACTGATTTACTCCTCACTAGCAGCGTGGCTTTTTTAGACTCAAGGTTTATCTATCAACAACCAGACGGCTTTTTTGTTGTCTCAGCGTTGAACGATGGCACAAGCATTGCCTCTTTAGACTTTGCACAAGCTGAGGCTTTACCAGATGACTTGTTAAGGGTTTTCTCTCAAGACCAATACTTATACCTATTCGGACAGACAACCACTGAGATATGGTTTACAAGCGGTACAGGTAGGCCACCTCTTTCAAGGCAAGCAGTTTTACAGCAAGGCATTTGCGGAACTTACGCTGTAGATAGTATAGACGGAGTTATCTACTTCATTGATGCAACACGAAGGCCGGGAATGATCCAAGGCGAGAATTTTGCTCCTTTGTTTGTTCCTGCAATCGGAGAGCAATGGGCAGGATTTGATGAGAGTGATTTTACAAACGCAAGAGTATCAGCCTACTCTTTGCATCAGGAAAACTTTGTAGACTTTATATTCGCAGATCAATCACAAATCTGGACGTATCACGTTACCTCAAAGACTTGGTTTGAGAAGGACTTTATTACAACGTCAGTCGTTCATGCTTTTAGCCAAGTCCTTGCTGCACATTCTGACAACAAGAAAATTTATCGATTAGACTTTTCTAACTTTCAACAGGACGGTGCAGACATGACAAGGCGTAAAGACTTGCCTTTGATTAGCTCTGAAGTCTTAGACGTTGGAGGTGCGGAGATGGTAATCGATCAAGTAAAACTACACGTTGATACAAGTACAGCCTCAAATGTCACTTTAAAGGTTTCAAAGAACCTCAGTAGTTTTACAACTATTAACAGTCAAAGCGTTACAGGTAACAAGACAATCGATATTAACTCAGTTGGTAAATCAAGAGAAATAATTGCAAGAATAGAAACAACTGCAAATGCTCAGGTTGATATTTTAGACGCAGCAATCGATGCTCAAGTTTTGAGAGGATAAAATGGGACAACTTACACAAACCACGGCACAAGTTCAAAGCATCTTAAATGATAGTGATGCGTCAAATGCCGGAAATACAAGCATCAGTGATGGCTCAGACACAACAGCAACAGCGTTAAAGAAGAGTGGGTTTTTTAGTCTTGGAGCTAGCTCGTCAAATGCTCCTTCTACCGACAGATCGGTACTCATATCAGCAGTTAGAAACACCTCGGCAAGTGGTGAGATTAGATACGGTCAAATCGTATTAACAGAAAGCGGAGGGCTATATTGGGCAGTTGATGACGGTGGTAGCTTATCAAGTTGGGCGCAAGCAATCGGCACGACTGCAACTCAGACACTTACAAACAAGACTCTTACTAGCCCGGTACTGACTACACCTCAGATTAATGACTCCTCAGCAGATCATCAGTTTATCTTTGCAGCAGCCGATTTAGCTGCTGACAGAACAGTCAGTCTTCCGCTATTAGGTGGGAATGATACGTTTGTGTTTGAGGCGCATACTCAAACTCTGACAAACAAGACACTTACCTCAGCAGTTTTAAACACCGGGGTCAGTGGTTCAGCAGTCTTAGATGAGGATGACTTTGCAAGCGATTCAGCGACCAAACTTGCAACCCAGCAATCCATTAAAGCCTATATTGCAACCCAAACATCAGGAGGCGTAACAGCATCATCCACCACAACCTTTACAAATAAAACCATCAACGCATCAAATAACACGCTTTCTAATATTCCTGTATCAGCCACAGCGTTGACTGCCGGAACAGGTATAAGTCTTAGCACTAACACGTTGAACGTAGACGCAGCACAAACAGGCATAACGTCTTTGCTCGCAACCGATATTAAGATCGGGGAGGACGATCAGACTAAAGTTGACTTTGAGACTGCTAATGAAATTCATTTGTATGCTGACAATGCAAACAAAGTAACAGTCGATGCAAATGGAATGACTCTCAACACTGGAGCTTTGTCGTTAAAAAATGGAGCAACAAGCGCAGGAAAAATAGAGTTCTTTGAGGATTCAGACAACGGCACAAACAAAGTAACCTTAATCGGCCCTGCATCTACCTCAGACTATACTTTTACTTTACCTGGCAATGATGGCGATTCAGGACAAATACTAAGCACAGACGGTTCAGGCGTGACGAGTTGGGTATCAGTATCAACAGCAGGAATAGCAACTGGAAGTGTGACCACCGATAAGATTGCAGACGATAACGTAACCTCGGCTAAATTAGCCCATGCTCTTGATGTTGTAACATCGCTTGGTATAGGAGGAGGGTCAACTAACGGAGTTTCAATCACTCAAGGCGCAATAGCTTTAAAAAACGGAGGCGCACAAAGTTACATTAGATTTTACTGCGAAAGCTCCAACGCTCACTACGTTGAAGTTAAAGCACCTCCTCACTCTGGTTTTAGTGGCAATGTAAACTTTAGGCTCCCGGCAACTAACGGAAATGCTAACGAAGTTTTAAAATCAGATGGATCAGGCAACACAAGTTGGGGAACAGTTGCAGCAGGGCTTTCAACTGCAAAAACCTATTTCTTTGGACAAATGTAATTTTAGGAAAAAATTATGACAGTCAAAATATCGGGCGTTGATCTCAGCGCGAACACAACGGCAAATATCGGACAGGCGGGTGGCTCTGGAGGCACTTACACCGTCCACATTCTAAACCGAAGCTCATCTTCTGCGTTTGTGCAGTTAGGTGTAGGAGACTCATCAGCTACGTTTGCTAATGCTCAAAAGCTACTAGAGAACACCATGATTGCTCCAGATGAAAGTTTAAGTTTTTCACCAGTGGTCGCAGGGGCTAGTGATTATGTGATCGGTAGAAGCACAGTCGCTAGTGTAAACATGGTTATGATGGGGTTTGACGAATAATGGCTGGTTTATATACAAATATAATAACAAGCAAAAACAGATCAATGCCTTTGTTTCCTGAATCAGACAGAAGTATTGGTGTTTATGGTGGGTTTGGTAACAGTAAAACATTTCATACTTACCTTCCGGGGTTTTCTGGAGGTACAGCCGGGGATTCAGTAACAATTCCTTTTCGTGCTGGCGGTTACCAACTTTTTCAATATGATGCAAACCTAACAGCTAGTACAGACGGTGTTTGGGCAAGTGGTATAACAGTGGATGAAGCGTCAGGAAGCGCGGCAACGGATGATTGGCTTCAGTGGTACATGGATGAAGCTGATAACAAGCTCTATATGTTGACCGAAGACACTGGCACAAATCCTCGCACACTTTACCTTTCATCTGTAAACGAAGCTGGAACAGTAACAGCCATAGGCAATGCACAGTTAGGTAATCAATCAATGGCGGCCTCTAGTCTTTGGGGAGGTATAGCAGGGCCAATGCACAGAACAGGAGGCGATGGATCTGGCAACCTACAGTTTCCATGTTTTTATACAGCAGGAGGAAATGCGGCGGCAGGTGCTCCTTACCGTGGTTGTATGGTTACTATTAATATTTCTAACGGCAGTTTAAGCTACGCTAACTTATTTCCTAGCACTTATTCTTCTGAGACTTACCCCACTACTACTGTTTGTTTGGGGCCAACAGACAATAATATTTTAATGACATCAATATATGCTTGGGCGCAGCTTTATCCATCTAACGGATTACAAGGGGCAATTTTTAACCTTACTACAGGTAAAAGTGCTGAGAAAATAATAATTCAACCCAAAGATGGAACTATTCCGTATGGTACAAGCACACCGTATGCTATCCGATGGAGAGGGAGATACGGTTTTGGAAACTATGAGTATACGTATGGAAAGGCTCCAAATGTTTTTGCTGAAGCCGATATACACAATTGGGTAGATCAAATGGCGGTATACTATGGAATTTTATAAATACGAAGAAACGGGAAACCAAGGCATAGATTTATTCCCTGCGTCTGTCTGGCTTTCTCTTTTAACTGAAACTGAATTGTTAGCATTTTCCAGAAGCACTACTCAAATTATTGTTGATACCGCATTGCTTATGAGTAAGAGAGATTGGGTAGTAGATGTCACAAGCACAAGGTTTGATGACGTTATGACCGCTTGTGTAGCAGAGGATATTTTTACTTCTGATCGTGTAGCTCAGTTTAAACGTGGGGTCAGGCCAATAAGCGAACCAGAATACAGATTTCCAAGAGTAATATAAATTATGGCTCTAACTAATGTCTGATCTATCTCAACATGAAAAAGAGTGCTTGATTCGCTACCAAAACATTGAACAGCGAATGAATCGGATTGAGATGAGTGTCTATGCGCTCTATCCTTTTTTAGTCGGGAGTTTGTTGGCCGCAAAATTCATAGGTTAAAAAATGATCTTTGAAGTAGCCGGGATCATCAGTGCAATTAGCTCGATTAACCAAGCAGTTAGTTTAGCTAGAGACACTCAGCAAACGGCTGCAACAGTTGGAGACATGATCTCAAATCTGACAAATGCTGAATCTCGCATTTTACGATTTGAACAAAAGACAAAATCTAAACGCCCTTTAACAACTGCTGAGGCAATGAAAATCAGCTTAGCAAAAAGGGACGCCCAAGCGATTGATCGAAAATTGCATGATATGTGCCTTAGTGTAAATGGAGGCATGGAGCTTTACAGAAACGCTCAAAAGATAAAAGCAAAAGCTCAAGCAGATCACGCAAAGTTTTTAAAGACAGTTGCAAAAAAACGAGCGGCAAGAAAACAAAGGATAGAGGAGTACGTCACAGCTTTTGCGGTAATCTTTGCTATGCTTTTAGTATTAGGTTTTGCTTATGCTTCTTATGAGTACGTTTATAAACCTTATCAACTTAAAGACGCAAAAGAACGACTGCAAAAAGCAAGAGAACGACAAAAAAACATAAGGCAATGCGGCAGGGTTAAATGTTAGATGAGCAAGCTCGCTTTCGCCTTAATAGTTTTAATAGACGGCCAGCAGCAAGAGGTCAGTTATTGGGCAGATATTCTGAGATGCAATCAATTTAGTGAGTTTGTGGAATTTGGGCATACTTACGCAAAAGAGAAACGATACAAGAAAAGAAATTCACAAGTGAACATAACCGCTTACTGCAAACCAGTGTTTGTGAACGCCAATACGAAGCTACTAAACTAATGTTTACGAACTGGCTCAAAAAAAAATACTATTATGACTACAAGAATTTTAAGAGATCCAAAAGGAATCAGGGTCAACCCAGAAGCAGAGCCTCTGCGCCAAGTAGTGATCGATATGTTTTCTCTCGTGAAACCTTTTTACTCAAGACAGACAGCAGCCTACACAACAACCGGAGAAGCTGCCCTAGAAATAGTTGAAGTTGATAGTTCTAGTACCGTGGTCGTGTCTCTCCACGTTTCACCCAAAGACGGACAACAAGTCATAGTCAAACGCATGGGAAGTGGGGCGGTCACCGTAGATACAGCAGGAGCAGAATTGATAGATGGGTCAGCCTCTAAGTCCATTGCAAGCCAGTATGATGTCTTGAGAGTCGTGTACCTCGATGCGTCAGGCGAATATGTGGTGATCTGATGGCAGTAATAAATTACGGTAGTTATCAAGAACAAGCAACAGACGTTCCTCGTGATCAGTGGGAAATTTTTATTCCTACAGGGCCAATTTATGGCGATGAAACTTACTACAACGAGGAAATGAAAAACCGTGAAGAAGCACAAGATCGCCAAGACTTAATACAAGACATCAGAGAGGGTTTGGTAAATCCTTTTGATCTTACGGATGAACAGCTTAATTTTTTCACCAAAGACACCATGTCTCCAGAGGAGGGAAGGAACAGTTTAGCTCCTTTTTATGGCGTAGATGATCCCGGCTTTCCGAACGGAATCACAAACGAAGAAACGCTAGATTTTGTTCATCTGCAAACAAACAAGTACAAAAACCGAATTGCTCAGATCGTCAACACTGAAGATTTAGATGTCATTGCAGCAGTTGAACGACA